TGAAGGTAAAACTACTACAAGTGATTCATTATGTTCTATATATGTTTATAAAAATCCTGTAGAAATTATTCAAGATAATGGAAATGGAGATGTTAAAAATACTATAGAAAGAGATGGTATAGTGGCAAGTTGGTGTGGAAGATTTGATGATATTAATAAAACTCATGAACGTCTTGAACTTCTTATAGAATGGTATAATGCCTGGACAATAGTGGAGAATAACGTGGCTTTGTTTATACAATATATGATCTCTAGAAAAAGACAAAGATATTTGGTACCTAAAGATATGATTTTGTTTTTAAAAGACATAGGTGCTAATAGAAACGTATTTCAACAATATGGATGGAAAAATGTAGGTACACTTTTTAAAGGAAACTTGTTATCTTATGGTATAGAGTTTCTTAAAGAAGAGCTTGACACTGAAACTTTGCCAGATGGAACCATAGTGAAGACTATATATGGAGTGGAAAGAATACCTGATATAATGCTTCTTAAAGAGATGCAAGCGTACAGAGATGGACTAAATGTGGATAGACTTGTAGCATTTTGTTCTCTTATTGCTTTTGCTAAGGTGCAACAATCTAATAGAGGACTATCTAAACGTATAGAAGTTACAAACAAAAACTTGGATAGCTCACAAAAATTTAGTAAATTAAATTATAGTCCCTTTAGGCATATTGGTAATTCTAATAAAAATAGTGGTATGAATAGACCTTCTCGTAATGCTTTTAAAAATATAAGATAATTATGGTAACAACAATTACAATTTCAGATTTAAATGCTGGCATTTATTCATGTACAACAACAGCAGTTACAGGAACTATTAATATAACATATGTTGTAAATGATAATATCACCTTAACTAATTCATAATTATGCAAATATATAATGCACTAGACCTAAAAGCAGGGAAGAAAGTAGACTATCATAAGATGGGGGTGCTTACGCAACCTATTCAATTTCTTCCTGAAAAAGATAAGGATGATCAATGGAGAGCATGGAATCTTGATTGGTTAGAGTTTCAAGGAATGAAACAACTTAGACGTAATGCTAGACGTCTAATGAAAAACTATAAACTTGCTAAAGGTATTATTGATCGTAATGATTACATAGTAGAAGAGAATAATGAAATGGCTGATTTAATAGATGTTTTAACTAAAGAAGATCAATCAGCTTTAGAACTTAAGTTTTACCCAATCATTCCTAATGTGGTAAATGTTCTTACTAATGAGTTTTCTAAAAGAAGTTCTAGAATAATGTTTAAAGCTGTAGATGATACATCTTTTAACGAAATGATGGAGCAAAAAAGAGCAATGTTAGAAGAAACTTTATTATCAGAAGCTAAAAATAAAATGGTTTCTAAAATGATGGAAATGGGAATTGCTTTTGATTCAAAAGAATTTCAAGAAGGAACTTCACCTGAAAAACTTAAAACTCTTCCTGAAATAGAACAGTTTTTTAGAAAAGATTATCGTTCTATGATGGAAGAGTGGGCTACACATCAAATGTCTGTAGATGAGGAAAGATTTAAAATGCAAGAGTTGGAAGAAAGAGCTTTTAGAGATAGTCTTATTACTGATAGAGAGTTCTGGCATTTTAGAATGGGTGAAGATGATTATGAATTAGAACTTTGGAATCCCCTACTTACATTTTATCATAAAAGTCCTGATGTTCGTTACATTTCTCAGGGTAATTGGGTGGGTAAGATTGATATGATGTCTGTATCAGATGTGATAGATAAGTATGGATGGATGATGACTCAAGATCAATTAGAAGCTTTAGAAGTTATTTATCCTGTAAGATCAGCTGGTTATGCTGTACAGGGTTATCAAAATGATGGTACATATTATGATCCTACAAGATCTCATGAGTGGAATACTCAATTGCCTTCGTTGGCATATCGTCAGTTCACATCACTATATGATGCTAAATTTGGTACTGGTGATATTGCTGAGTGGATCTTATCTGATAGTGAAGATCTTCAAGATTTTGGTAAATCACATATGCTTCGTGTTACGAATGCTTATTGGAAAAGCCAAAGAAAAGTAGGTCACTTAACAAAGATTACAGAAGAAGGTGAGATTATTCAAGATATAGTGGATGAAACATTTAAGGTAATTGATAAACCTCAGTATAATACATCTGTATACAAACAAAAGACTAAAGATAATCTTATTGTAGGTGATCATTTAGATTGGATATGGATTAATGAAACTTGGGGTGGTGTAAAGATTGGACCTAATAGACCTGCATTTTGGGGTGTAAATAATCCAGGTGGCATCAATCCCATTTATCTTGGTTTACAAGGTGGTCGTCCAGGAAGAGTGCCTTTTCAATTTAAAGGAGATGCTACATTATATGGATGTAAACTTCCAGTGGAAGGTGCTGTATTCTCTGATCGCAATACAAGATCAACAAGTTTAGTAGATTTAATGAAGCCATTCCAAATAGGCTATAATATAGTAAATAATCAGATAGCTGACATCTTGGTTGATGAGCTAGGTACAGTGATTATGTTAGACCAGAATGCTTTACCACGTCACTCATTAGGAGAAGACTGGGGTAAAAATAATTTGGCTAAAGCCTATGTTGCAATGAAGAACTTTCAAATGCTGCCTTTGGATACTTCTATTACAAACACTGAGAATGCTTTAAACTTCCAACACTATCAAGTGTTAAATCTTGAACAAACACAACGTTTGCTTTCTAGAATACAATTAGGTACGTATTTTAAAAATGAAGCTTTTGCTGTAATAGGATTAAATCCTCAGCGTATGGGTGCACCTATTGCTCAGCAACAGACTGCTACAGGAGTGGAACAAGCCACAAATGCTTCTTATGCTCAAACAGAACAATATTTTATACAGCATAGTGATAACTTAATGCCTCGTGTGCACAGCATGCGTACTGACTTAGCTCAGTATTATCATTCTAAAAAACCTAGTGTACGTCTTCAATACATTACATCTGCTGATGAAAAACTTAATTTTGAGATGAATGGTACTGAATTACTTCTTAGAGATTTAAATATATTCTGTACTACTAAAACTAACTCTCGTGCTATAATGGAACAGCTTAAGCAATTGGCCATAACTAATAATACTACAGGAGCTTCTATATATGATCTTGGTAATGTTATTAAATCAGAAAGTATTGCTGAACTTACAGGGGTTCTTAAGAAGGCTGAAGAGAAAGTTGATCAGAGTAAGCAACAAGAACAACAGCATCAACAAAAAATGCAACAAGAACAAATTGCTGCTCAAGAACAACAGCTTAAAGAAGCTCAGCAGTTTAAAGCTGAAGAATCTGCTAAAGATAGACAAGCTAGAATTATTGAAGCACAAATTAGATCTGCTGGATATGGTGCGCAGGTTGATATTAATCAAAATCAACAATCTGATTATATTGATGCAATGGATAAGATTAAAGATGATCAACGTTATCAGGATCAAATGAATCTTAAGAGAGAAATGCATTATGTTGAGAAACAACAAACTGATGCTAGATTAAATGTAGAACGTGAAAAATTTCAAGCTCAACAGAATATTGCTAACAAACAACTTGAGATTGCAAAAGAGAATAAAAATAAGTATGACAGTGGAGGAGGGAAAAAGAAGAAATAATTATAGCCCTATTATCCATAGCTTAGCTCAAAATTTGAAAATTATTTTAAATTTTTAGAGTTTAAGTTGTATATTATTTATGTAGAGATACACCAAAAAAACCAATATATATTATGGCTGAAAATCAAACAAATGTACAGACTTCTGTACAACAAATAGATGTAGATATTGATAGCTGGTTAGGAGCACCTGGTGCTGACAGTATTGTCACTCCAGTAGATTCTGAAGTAAAACTAAATATGTTTTCTAAAACACAAACAGATTTAAGTTTTTTAGATAAACCAGAAGTTACTATAGAAAAAGTAGATGAAGATGGTAACAAAGTAAAGGTTATCAGTAAAAATGAAGCTAAAGATATTCTATCTGATGTTTTAGATCAAGAGATCTTAACTGAAGAAGAAGATACTAAAACTAAAGGTGGAAGACCTCGTACTGAAAAGTCTGGACTTGTAGAGTTCTTGAAAAAAAGAATAGAGTCTAAAGAGATGTTTGCTTTTGATGATTATGATGAAAAGAAACAATCTCTTGAAGACTACTTAGTATCTTTAGGAGAAAAAGATGTAGAAGAACTTTGGCAAGCTAATGTCAGTAATCTTAAACAAGAAGTTGCTGCTAATACACCAACTGAGTTTTTTCAAAGTCTTCCAGAAGAACTTCAATATGCTGCAAAATATGTAGCAGATGGAGGACAAGATCTTAAAGGTTTATTTGGTGCTTTAGCACAAATTGAACAAGTAAGAGAAATGAATCCTGCTAATGAGACTGATCAAGAGTTTATTGTAAAACAATATTTACAAGCAACTAATTTTGGTAATGCAGAAGAAATAGAAGAAGAAGTTGTTACCTGGAGAGATCTTGGTGTTCTTGAGAAAAAAGCTAAACAGTTTAAACCAAAGCTTGATCAAATGCAAGAACAAATTGTTCAATCACAATTAGCAGAACAAGAAGGACGCAGAAAACAACAAGAACAAGCAGCTGATGCATATGTACAAAATGTGTTTGAAGCTTTAAGACCTGGAGAAATTAATGGTCTTAAATTAGATAAAAAGACGCAAGCAAGTTTGTATAGTGGATTAGTTCAACCTCAATATCCTTCTATGAGTGGAAGACCTACTAATTTGTTAGGTCACCTTTTAGAAAAATATCAGTATGTAGAACCTAACTATAGTTTGATTGCTGAAGCTCTTTGGTTACTTTCTAATCCTGACGAATATCGTGGTAACCTAATGAAGCAAGGAAAGAATGCAGCAGTGGAACAAACAGTGAGACAACTTAAAACAGAACAAGCTCGCAAGAATGTTTCTAGCTCTTATGAAGAAGAAGAACAAAAACCTAGAAAAATTTCTAGACCTCAAAATATTTTTAAACGATAATAATTTTATAAACCCCTTAAATTTTAAGCCCTATGGCAACTCCAGTTTTAAATAATGGTATATTTCTACGTGATACCAGTTATCAAACTAGCTCACACGTAGATTCGTATCACCTTTCTAATCTCCTTAAAAGTGCTGAACCTACAGATTTAGGTCCAGTAGATCTTTGGGCAATGGTACAAAAAGTAGAAATGCCTTTGTATCAAATGTCTTCTTTTGGTGGTAAGAACGTTATCATGGTTGATAACGCTCGTGGTGAATACAAATGGCAAATTCCTGTAGCTCAGGATTTACCTTACATTGTAGAAGATCTTGAATCATCTAATACCACTAAAGGTATTGATGGTCAATATTTTAAAATTAAATTAAACAAGCGTTCATTTGGTCATGGTGATATCATCACTTATGACAAGTACAATGGTGTGGAATTGTACATCACTGCTGACGATATTATTCCAGCTGGTGATGGTTTTATTTACACTGTACAATTAGTGAACAATGACAACACTAAGTATCTTGATAACAAGTATATCAAAGTTGGTACTAAGGTGTTTAGAAAAGGTTCTGCTCGTGGAGAGTATGGAGAAAGATTCTCTGATCTTGGAAACGTATCTGCAGGATTTAGAGAGTTTTACAACTATGTTGGTGGTGCAGAAGCTCACGTACATTATTCTATTTCTAGTCGTGCTGACTTGATGATGAAAGGTGGTATGAAAGCTGATGGTACAGTTCCAGTAATAGAACTTTGGAGAAACTTCGAAAAAAATCCTGATCCTTCTATTACTAACTTGGAAGATATGGCTTCTAAGATGGGTAAGGATTATGTAAAGAAAGCTTATGAATCAGGTCAATTAACTCGTTCTTTCTTGACTACTTTAGAAGCAGCTCATTTGACTAAGATTGCTAATGACATTGAAACTTACTTAATGTGGGGACAAGGTGGTAAAGTTAAGCAAGATGGTCCAGATGATATTCGTTTATCAGTTGGTCTTTGGAAGCAATTAGACAACTCATACAAGAGAATTTACAATCGTGGTTCTTTCAATCTTGAATTGTTTAAGTCTGAAATTTTCAACTTCTTCAATGGTAAAGTTGAATTTAAAGGACCAGATCCTCAACGTGCTTTGATTGTTCAAACAGGTATGGGTGGTATGAAGCTTGTAAATGAAGCAATTAAGAAAGAAGCAGTTAACTCTGGTTTAGTTATTAATGCTCATGAGGTTGGAGCTATTACTGGTACTGGAATGGACTTAAACTTTGGATTTGCATATACTAGTTACATTATTCCATTCTTGGCTAATATTAAATTTGTTTTGAATCCAGCTTTTGATAACGTTCATACAAATGATATTGAGAATCCAATCATCGATGGTTTCCCATTATCTTCATATAATTTTATTATCTTTGATATCACTGATAACACTAATGACAATATTTTCTTATTGAAATTGTCTTGGGATAATCAATTAAAGTGGTTCTATCAAAATGGTACTATGGATTACATGGGTCGTACTCAAGGATTCCAATCATCTGGAAACTTTAATGGTTACAGAGTGTTTATGACTCAAACAATGCCAGCTATCTGGGTGAAAGATCCTACGAAAGTATTGAAAATTGTTATGAGAAACCCAATCACTGGTGGATCATTCTAATATCTAATAATAAAAAGTACTCAAGTGCATACCATAAGAACTGCACTTGAGTCTTTTTATATTTTTTTATAATAATTTAAATTTAAATAAAATGGCAGGAAAAAATATGGCTAAATCAACTGCTCCTGGATATGGTAAAGCACCAGCTTCTACCAAAGGAGTAAAAGTTGGACTAAATGATTCTAATGTTAAGCTTAACGTTCCCAGTATGAAAAAAGGTGGAATGGTTGGTAAAACAGCCTCCTTAGCTAAAGCCAAAAAAAGTGGCTCTATGATAAAAGGAAAAAAATAGTAAAACCCCCTCTAAAGATCGCATCTTTAGACCACCTATTGTATATAGATATACCACACTGATCATGTGAAGGGTTCACAACTCTTATTAGGTTCAATTACTTAAACATTTTAAAATATATAATCCATGGCTGCTCTTAAAAGATTAATACAAAATCCTAGTTCTCCTGATAAAAATATTAAAGCTGCAGGAGCAGCTAGATATAAACAATCTACGTTTGCTAGACTTTCAGATACAAATGCTTTATCTAGAGATCTTAATGATCAGATTTTATACACTCTTGCTTTAACAGCAGCAGCTACAGGAACACAAGCTATCACTACTAAAAAAGGTGTAGTTAAAATTACCACTTCTAATACAGGTGCATTAACCATCACTCTTAGTGACTCTGAGTTACTTTTAGCTGATGTAGATAAATATTTTGTACAAGTTAGTGTAGCTCATGCAAGTATTAACTCTATAGCTACTATTGCACCAATTACTGCAGATGGTAGTATTGCTGTTAGAATTGCTCAGCTTAGTGGAACAACAGCTTGGACCACTGTATATCTTAATTATGAAATAGTTAAAATAGGAGATTAATGGAAATACTTACACGTTTAGGAAGACTTCTTAGAGTTAAAAACACTAAGACTAAATCATTCACTCATGAAAATGATACTTATATTGCTATATGGGTATCTGACTGGGATGGAGCTAACAAACGTTGTATATTATTTACAGATAGAGAAATAACAAGAGCTGAGGAAAGAGCACAAAAAAATGCAGAAGATCTTACTGAAAGAAGTTTGATTTCAAAATTGTTAGATTAATTATATTATATCGGAATATTTCCGGTATATTGCTTATAATTTTACATATAAAAAACCAAAAAACCAATGAGTAGTGTAACTATCGTGGAGAAATACCCACAAAACAAGAAATCCAATCTTACAATCCGTCCTTATTTTGATCCATTAGTTGATAACATGGGACTTCAAAAATACGGATTAAGTCTTTTTGAAGGAGCTTTTCATGAAGAAAGCATTGCTTGTTTAGAAATTAATGGTATCAGAAGATATCTTACAGGACTAAATGAGTTTGCTCCAGAAGTTAAAAGTCTTCCTTTTGAAGAACAGGAATCAAAGATTAAACAAATTAAACAAGTGGTAGCTCAGCTTGAAAAAGAATTAGCTGCTAATGTTGTTGATCCTGAAGATAAAGATTTTTGGAATAAGATAAAACTACTTAAAATAGATAATTCAGAGTTTTGGGATAAGGTTAAAATTCGTTGTGGTAATGAACCTGTACATTTAGAACCTGCCACTGATCCTTATGATCTTATTAGACTATATGCAATTGAAGCAGGTGGTTTTTCTATAGTGGCTAAAT